CAATACCAACACCACCACCATGCTTTGCTAACAACATTAATTCTAAGTTCTTAGAACCAATCTCATAGATACTATCACCAACATCAATACCGAAGCATGAAATAGGTAATCCTCTATCAGTTCCCGTATTTGCTAATACCGGCGTTGCTAAACACAACCAACCTTTCCAAATATAATCAAAGAACTTTGTTGCTAATTGTGGTTTATCTAACCTCTTAGCAACTGCCGTAGCAACTCTCCAATATGCATCTTTTGGTTTTTCTCCTGCTTGCAAATATGTTTTGGATATAGTTTTTATGTATATCTCATTATTACCCCAAGATGGAAAATCAACATCAACTTCCCATCCAAAATCTTCTCCGTAGTTTTTCATAAATTATTTTTTAAAATATATCATCCCAATTTTCACCCTCGCCTGCTTTTGAATAATCAGTAGGTCTCATAGCGAAGAAATCCGTATGAGTAACTCCACCAGTTAAATGGTAGAACCAATCCAATTCAGATGCTTTCTTTTCATTAAATTCGAAGTAGTCATCACCACCCTTAATAGGGTTATATCCCAACTCTCCTAATTTCTCATTAACTCTTTTTGTAATAAATTCTTTTAGGTCATTCTTTTTAAGATTCTCCAAATCACCCATTTCAAAAATCTTATCAATGAATTTGTGTTCCAAATCTCTAATCATTTCAGCTGCTTTGTAGATATCAGCTTTTGCTTCTTCTAACAATTCAGGAAATTCATCACACATATGTCTGAATAATTGACAACCCATTTTAGAATGTAGGGATTCATCTCTCACACTCCACTTCATTTGCTGTCCAATACCTTTTAATAGATTTCTCATTTGGAAACTATAAAGAACTGCGAATGAAGAATATAATGCCACACCTTCCGCAAATGCCGAAAAGATAGCAAGTGAACGAGCAACCTCAACTCTAGCTTTATGATTAGTATCCAAATCTTTTGGAGTCCAATCAGCAGTTGTGTTGGTTAACAACTCAAATCTTTCCTTCATTGTTTCATCATGCATAAAGCCTGCGAAATCATCCAATCCTAATGTTTCATTAAGATATGAATATGCAACTGAGTGTATTGTTTCTTGAGAACCAAATGCCATTGCCATTTGTCTAATCTCATGCTTTGGAAACCATTTGGTAACCATACCTGTCCAATAATCCGATACTGCACATTCGGTTTGAGCAAATCCTAAAAGGATATTACCAACTAAGTGTTTTTCTTCTTTTGTTAAGTTTTCATTCCAATCCTTCACATCACCCTGCATCGGTATTTCAGTATGTAACCAAAATGCTTGCATTTGTTTTAACCAACCTTCGTTGTAGTAATCTGGATATTCAAATGGTTTGTAGGGGATTCTATCAGTAAATAATTTGCTCATTCTTTTTAGTGTTTTTTGATTGTTCCAACTTTATATGGGGTAGATATAACTATCATATATATTGGAAAAACAATCACAAATTTCAAAATTTTTATTAACTAATTGGTGGTCAATTTGTAAACTCAAAAAACTGATTTATGTTAGTATTTTCTTCATATTTTTGATAGTTATGATTGAAAACATTCATATTAAAGTCTGGTTTTTTGATTTGTTCATATCCACCAAGTTTTACTCTTTTTTCAAAGATTAAATCCATTTCTTTTGGATTTTTCAATCCATCATACTCTTTATATTTTTTAAGTATTTTTTTTGCCGGTTTTGATAGGGGATACATATATCTAAACATCAATCCCCTAATCCTATCGATACCTTTATGTTCACAAAAGTCATGTGTTAACCAAAATACTTTTTCCTTTCCCTCCCATTCAGCGTTCTCTTTACATAGTTGTTTAGCACTACGAGGATGTATCTTCTCACCACTTACCCTATCCATATATACATCGGTTTTAAAATTGCCTATGTATCTGAAATTAGATGCCTGATATACGAATCCACATTTACCCATAATACCGTCTGCCAATGTATATATAAATTTTACATCTGTATTTTCTCTAGCCCAATCCAATAAAAGTTTAATAGCCTGAGAACCAAAGTTACTCCCATTCTTATCAGGTCTAAAACACATTTTACCAATTTCAAAATAATCGGTAGTGATTATATCATCTTTATAAAATATCTTTTGGATAGTTTGTAGAGGTTGAGTACCCCAACCTAATGTTATAACACCTACCAAAGAATTATCTTCATAATATCCCAAATACCACTTAGTTAATCTCGGTAGTATTTTACTATAATGATATTGTTGAATAAATGGAATTGCGGTGTTTTTATGTATAGGTTTTATTTGCATTCTATCCAAAGAACTTATTTACTTTTTCAATCACTTCAGGCTTTACTTCTACTTTTTCTTCCTTATACGGATTGTTTATTTCGTAGTTTATTCTACTATCTGCTATTTGGAAATATTCGTTTTCTCTTTCAATACCAACGAATTCAAATCCACCTCTAATTGCAGCTTTTCCAGTAGAACCACTACCCATAAATGGGTCTAATGTTATCCCACCTTTTGGTGTCACTAAACGGATTAGGTATAGCATCAAATCAGTTGGTTTAACAGTTGGATGATTATTATCAGTTCCTTCGTTTCTATCTTTCTTAGATGATTTAGGGCAGTAAAAGAAACGAGATACTCCTTCATATTGTTCATCTAATAACTTACCTGCTTCTTCATCAAAGATTATGTTTGCAGGAAATCTATCAAGCGTATCAGTAGTTTCTATTCTACTCGCATCTATGTTTATTCCACCAGTTCCCCACTCAATTACATTATCTGCAACTGATTTTTCAGTTAATGGTTTTCTTGCCATAACGATTGGTTCATGTGCGGGTTTAAGAGCAGTTCCCCAACCTTTATATTCATTTGTTATTTCATATACGGGTATTTCTCCACTTATTTGTTTTCCACCCATTGAAAGTCCTGGCACATATTCTTTGCTATATGAAAAACCTTGTGTGCCGGTTTCTACTTTGATTCCGTGTTTTGTTCCAATCTGCTTTAAGTTTTTTATACCACCAACTTTTCGTTTTTCTATGTTCTTACCAACATCGTGTGATTTTGGAAATCCCGAACCATATATCCACATAATCTGGTCTCTAATTTCAAACCCAGCATCTTCAATACGAACTGCCATTCGGTGATAAGTTCTACTACCTGCAAATGATAATAAGTATCCACCTGGTTTTAGAACCCTCATACACTCATCCCATACTTCTTGTGAAGGAACATCATAATCCCATTGCTTACCTATAAAAGAAAGTCCATATGGTGGGTCTGTCACAATTGAGTCAATACTATTATCGTCTAACTCTTTAAGTTTATCTAAACAATTTCCTAATAATAATTTCATAAATTAACCCATGTTTTCTACATACTTTTTATGCAATAATTGCTTTTCAAAGGTTTCCCCAGCTTTACTTTCTTTAGATGCTATAATACCATCTGATGAAGTTGCCGTATATACCTCTAATATCCCCTTATTCGTGTCCATTTTTGCTGGGAAGGTAATCCCATCCTGTCCAAATCGGTTCTTCATAATGTGTATCCTAGCGGTGTTATTTAACTTGTCCTTACTCTTCCTACTTAAACTCATAATAAAGTCAGCGTTCATTACTTTAGCGTATGAATCTGCAATCTTATCAGCTTCAATAACCTCCGCATCAATACCTGTTCTATTAGTTTGAGATGCTGTCCAAATTGGAATACCCAATTCACCACCTAATCCTCTCAATTCGATATAAACCCCACCTTGCTCACCATAAGTAGAATCTGATTTATTTGTATGAGAAAGAAGTAAATCTGCGTAATCCAAAATTACTAAATCGGGCTTATTACCCGCTGCTATCATCTTTTCCAAATGGGCTTCTATCTTTTTAGATGATACACCTTTTGGTGGAAAATACTTAATAAGTAACCTACCCTTTAATCTTTTGATTTTATCTTTAACATCATCTTTCCTATCCTTCAAATCAGCGGATGGTATATTAGTAAATACAGTATCGTAACGTTGGCCAACATAATGTTCCGAAAGTTCCATTGAATAGTGAACAACGCTCTTACCTGCTTTTACAGCTGCTGCTCCTAATGCTGCTAATACCCAAGTCTTACCAACACCCGATGGTGCTACAACAACTCCTAATTCACCTGGTCCTAGACCACCATCCATTATTTCATTGATGGCATCCCAATCAGTTGCGGTTGTGCTTCTATTAATATCTTCAATTCTATTTTCATAATCTAAAAGATAATCATGCCCCAAATCGGATTCGATACCAACCTTAAGAGCTTTATCAACTAACTCTTTGATTCTATCATAATTTCCAGCCTTAATTAAATCTACAGATTGAACAATTGCTTCTTTAATATTTTGATTTATACAAAATGCACTAAATTCATTCTTTACATATTGTAAATCCGTATCACCAACTGCAGTATATACTGCTTTAAGTTGTTCAACTACACTTTTTTTAACTGAAGGATTTTCTATTTTAGAAATCTCAACTTTAAAAACATCTAATGTAGGAACTCCTTTATATTCATTATAATATTCTAAGATTTCACCAATTATCCACTTATTTGCTTCCGATTCAAAAAACTTCTTATGTATAATCTCATGTAATGTATCAATCATTTTTACATCAGTAAGTAGTGCTGAAACTACTTTTGACTGAAATGATTGTCCATATTTGGATAATGTATCTTCTGAGTTCATTTATTTTATTAAAATTGTTTTTACAAATATACGAATTTTGCGTGGTATTACAAAATTTATTTAACTATTATATTTGTGAATGTTGAAGTCAACCAACTATTTATGTCTTTCCAATTCTGAAGTATTTTATATTTCATACCTACTTTTAGAAAGTCCATT